CGTAAGATCATCAAACGTAAGAGCCGCAAGCACAAGCGCCGCTAAGCTTCTGTGAGTTCACAATATTGACAGTATTTAATTCTGTTTGTTTTATCTGGTGTTTCATCTACCCAATCTATTACCCAATCATGTTTACATTCCTTGTGTATTATATATGTGACCTTGAACAACAGTTCTTCTTGGCTTTTAAGAAAAGCATCGCGGTGCCGATATGAAGATATGCAATAATCTATAAATAATTGGTGTGGATCATTTTGTTCAGTTAAAAAGTCATTGTCTGTAATATATTTACAGTTTTCCTGCATGGTTTTTAATTCAGTACATGTTGTTTCCATACCGTGTTTCAAGGACAATAAAAAAGGAAAATTCATATAAATATAATTTATTAGATTATATTTATGTTATATTTTGGAAATATCTATGGCAAAAAAAATTAAATTTTTGATTTAAAAGTTTTGTTTTTTAAAAGTTTTCTCCCTTAAACATACATACCCATCGGGGGACCACTGTTCTTGTCATTGGTTTTAATTAACTTATCAACTATTTCCACGGTAACTGTCATTGGAAATGCCACTTCTATCGTTTTTTCCTCTCCAAACAGACACGACTCTGGTTTAATTAAACGATACAGGTTTAGCTTTGTATGGATAATCTCAAGACACCGTTTCAGATTTCTAACACCCTCCTCCTTTTCCGTATATTTTTCTATAATGTGTTCCAATACAGTATCCTCTAAAATGATATTTCCCTTTTCAAATTTTACTTGCTCACGGATTTTTGGTAGCAAATAATCATTTGCAATCGTAATCTTTTCCTTGGTCTTGTAGCCCTTGGTTTCAATGCGATACATGCGATCTCTCAGCACCGAATACATGTTATTAACCTTGTGTTCATCGTTGTAGCTGAAGATAAATAAACATTTACTTAAATCAAAATCTAACTCTGCAAAATATTTATCATGAAATTGACTATTTTGTGTAGTGTCTGTTAAATGGGTTAAAATACCAATGATTTCCTCACCCTTTGGAGTATTGCTGATCTTATCTAACTCATCAAAGTAAATGATCGGATTCATACTTTTGCATTGCATTAAGATCTCTACGATTTTCCCCCAAATGGCGCCTTCATATGTGTAAGAATGTCCTTCTAAGCCAGCAGCATCACTTGTTCCACCAAGCGCAATAAATGCAAAATCACGTCCCAAGATTTTACTAAAACCATCCTTTACAAGTGTAGTTTTGCCTGTCCCCGGAGGACCATAAATACCAACCGCGGTTCCTATTGCACCTGGATTTGTAATCCACTGCCCAGCCAACTGTAAAATCTGCAATTTCGCATCATTCATTCCATAAACACATGCATCCAATGTATCTTTGGCATTGCTCATAAATTCAGTACATTTATCCTGTCCATCTTCCATGGTCACTGGAATACTCCTATAAATCCCAAAGGGGATACGCATGAAATTATCCACCCATGTCTTCATTTTGTGATATTCACCACTACCGTGATCCATGTAGCGGAGGCTTGCAACTTTTTTCAACGCCATGCCCTTGAATGAGGCGGGTATTTTCGACTCTAACAGTTTGAGACGATACGGTTTATCAATGGTTGTATGCTTGTTGACAGCCGTCATTTCAGTAAGCATTTTTTCTTGCTCCACAATAGAGAGTTTTTTTTCAAAGAACTTAATATCATTTAATGAGTTTTTATTACTTAGAAGTTTTTTAAAGGAATCAGTATTTTTTGTCCGAAGTTTTCGTTCTTTCTTATATTTATTTTTATTAATTTTGCGATCAATATCTTTAATATTAGAGTTAATATTTCTAAGAACCTTACTTTTTTTATCCTTTTTCAAGAGTTCTTTAGCCATTGTTTGAAATTTATGAAGAATTTCATTATCGTTTAATAGCTGCTGATTCTTACTGTTAGATTTTTCTGTCTTGCCTTCGACTTCACTGTCGTCTTCACTATCGGTTTCAACGTCGTCTTCACTTTCCTCCTCATCTTCGGCATCGTATTGGTCTTCATTATCGGTATTTCCCATCGTAAAAATAATATTAAATTTATTACCACCACTTTCAATGACAATTTCGTCCTCTTCCTCATCAGATTCATACTCGTCACTAGCACATTCGTCTTCAGATTCGCTGTCGCCACTACCGCTCTCTTCATCAGAATTGTCTTCTCCGCCAGCACTCTCATCAGAGTCGTCGTCATCATTGGCGTCTTCACTAGTATCCTCATCATCATCCTCCTCTTCGCTGGTGTCAGATTCATTATCCGATTCATTTTTTTTACTATATTTCTTTTTTTTATTTTGCAGTTCTTTAATGGCCAAATCATAGTCATTTACCATATTTTGTGTTTTTCCAACAGATTGCATTTCTTTAATGGCAAAATCACAGTCCTTTACCATGTGTTTATTATTTTCCTTTTGATAAAAACCACGGATCATTTTTAGTGTTTTAATAGTTTCTTTTGGATCATCATATTTAGATGATTTGCTCGATCTTTTAGATTTACTCTGCATATATTTTGAAGGGAATATTCTGGCTAATAGGTTTTGATAATCTTGCATATTTAATTCTTCTTCACTATCAGAACCACTATCATCAGATGATTCGTTGCGCTTATGTTTATATTTTTTATCTTGGTGCACTTTTTTGGAGCGTGTGTTATATTGATGTGTCTTATCCTTGCCTTTCATTATATGTATATAAACCCTAGATATTTATATCGGTTTCAATTTAATTTTAAAATTGAAAACAATCTAAATATTATTAACATAATATAAGAGAATGCCAAAACAACAGAATGTTTCAAAAATTTTAGGGATGCAATTTAGCATTCTTTCACCCGAGGAAATTAGAAATGGGTCGGTTGCTGAAATAACCACCCGTGATACATATATTAATAATAAACCCGTGATTGGGGGTCTTTTTGATCCAAGAATGGGTTGTCTGGAACCTGGATTCATCTGTCCCACGGACGGGCTGGACTATATTAATACTCCTGGATATTTTGGTCATATTGAGTTAGCAAGACCCGTATTTTATATTCAATATTTAAATACTATTGTTAAAATATTACGGTGTATTTGTTTTAAATGCAGTAAGCTATTAATTAGTAAGGATAAATACAAACATTTGCTAAAACTGGATTCCTACAGACGTTGGAATATGGTTTTCCCACTTGCGAGTAAGGTGAAACGGTGTGGAGAGGAGAGTGATGATGGTTGTGGGTGCAAGCAACCCAATAAAATTAAGAAGGAAGGCTTAGCAACACTCATTGCTGAATGGGATAACATCGAGGGTTTAAATAATGACGAAGACTCAAATTCTGATAAATTATCTATGAAAATAATACCCGAAATCGTTATAAAAAACTTTAGGAGGATTTCAGACGAAGACGTTAGTTTTATGGGCTTTAGTCCAGTATTTTCAAGACCAGATTGGATGGTTTGTCAAGTGCTGGCTGTTCCGCCACCTGCTGTGCGTCCATCGGTCAAGCATGATGCTCAACAGCGCAGCGAGGATGATTTAAGTCATATATTGGTCAACATTCTCAAGGCGAATACCACACTTCAGGAGAAGGTAGCATTAAATGTTGCATCTAATATAATTGACGATTGGACAACCGTGTTACAATATTATATTGCGACATTAGCCGACAATAAATTACCAGGAGTTGCCTCGGTCGCCCAAAGGTCTGGCAGACCTTTAAAATCAGTTCGCGAAAGATTAAATGGTAAGGGAGGGCGTGTTAGGGGCAACCTCATGGGAAAGCGTGTTGATTTTAGTGCGCGCTCGGTTATTACTCCAGATCCGAATTTAACGATTGAAGAGTTAGGCGTGCCGATGAAGATTGCTAAAAATTTGTCGCGACCCATAGTGGTAAATGCTCTTAACAGAAAATTTCTGATGCGTTTGGTTCAAAACGGCACAGAAGTTTATCCTGGAGCAAAGATTTTGGAAAAAAAGAATGGGGATAATATTTCGCTTAGGTATGTTGACCGCAGTTCTTTGCGCCTTGAAGACGGTGACATCGTGCACAGACATCTAATGGATGGAGATTGGGTTTTATTTAACAGGCAACCGACACTACACAGAATGTCTATGATGGCACACCGCGTTAAGGTGATGCGTATTGGGGACACTTTTAGATTAAATGTTGGTGTAACAAAGCCCTATAATGCCGATTTTGATGGTGATGAGATGAATATGCATGTTCCTCAGGATGACGAGTCGTCTGCCGAACTGGCTAATTTAGCGGCAGTTAGAAATCAAATTATTAGTCCAGCCGACAATAAATCTATTATTGGAATTTTTCAAGACTCGTTATTGGGTGCATACCGTCTCACACGTAAAAACATTACCTTCTCGCCGCGACATGCCATGAATTTGTTAATGGCAATTGCAGATGTGAACCCCGATAAAATATCAAACTCAAGGCGCACAAATAGTTTTGAAATATTATCGCAAATATTACCTCCACTAACCATAAAACATAAAACCAATGGATTTACTGAGGGCGAAAATTATAAGGATTCTAATCATGTTCTAGAGATTAAGAATGGCGACTATATTAGAGGACAAATAGACAAGGGTGTGTTTGGTGCTGGCTCAACAGGGTTAATTAGTAGAATATTTAACGATTTTAGCGCAACTCAATCAGCACAATTTGTTAATGATATACAAAACATTGTTACCGAATATATGAAAATAAGCGCCTATAGTGTTGGAATTAGTGACCTAATTGCCGACAATTTAACAAATGAAACCATTGTCGGTGTCATTACAGAAAAAAAAATGGAAGTACAATCTTTAATAGATCAGGTTCAGCTGGGTGTTTTTGAAAATAAAACTGGTAAATCTAATAAAGAACAGTTTGAAACTGAAGTAAACAATATATTAAATCAGGCTTCCTCAGAAGCAGGAAAAATTGGACGAAAAAGTTTAGCCGAAGACAACAGGTTTGTTATTATGGTAAATGCAGGTTCAAAAGGCAGTGATCTTAATATATCACAAATGGTTTCGTGCTTAGGACAACAAAACGTTGATGGTAAGCGGATTCCATACGGCTTTGGTTCGCGCACGTTGCCTCATGTTACCAAATACGACGATTCTCCTGAAGCGAGAGGTTTTGTGGAAAACTCCTTTATTTCTGGTTTAACACCCCAAGAGGTCTTCTTTCATGCAATGGGTGGGCGTGTTGGTCTGATTGATACAGCTGTAAAAACCAGTTCAACGGGTTATATTCAGCGGCGGCTTATTAAGGGAATGGAAGATTTAATGGCACACTATGATGTTACTGTCAGAAATCATAAAAACAAAATCATTCAATATTTGTATGGCGACGATGGCTTTGACACCACAAAGATCGAGAACCAAACATTGCCACTGGTCTCAATGTCATTAGAGGATATATTCGCACATTACCAAATGCCTGCAGATAGTCTAACAAGTGAGGTGTATACCACAGCCTATACAGCGACTGCTTTGCGAAGAATTAAATCTCAGAAATTAGAAACAAATTCTAAATGTAAGTTCTATATTGATTATATGATAGAAGCGCGGGATCATATAGTGAAATATGTCTTTGGATACCGTAATGATAAACGTGTTCATTTGCCCGTGGCGTTTACACATATTATTAATAATGTTCAGGGGCAGGAAAATCTGAGCATTAATGCCTTAGTGGATATTACACCACTTGAAGCCTTTGAACTGGTTGAAATGTATTTTAATAAATTATCTAACAATCATTATACCGCACCGAATGAATTATTTAAAACGCTCTACTTCTATTATTTATCACCAAAGGAAATACTGATGGTTAAGAGATTTAACAGGAAAGCACTCATCGTTTTACTTAATACTATTGTAACTGTTTATCATAAAGCAATTATAGCACCAGGCGAAATGGTTGGTATGATTGCAGCACAAAGTGTGGGAGAGCCCACAACGCAAATGACTCTGAATACGTTTCATTTTGCAGGTGTTGCATCAAAATCAAACGTTACTCGTGGTGTTCCACGTATTGAGGAAATCTTGTCATTATCAGAAAATCCGAAGAATCCGTCTTGCACAGTGTATTTAAAAGAATGTGACCAGGAAAGTCAGGAAAAAGCCCAGGACATAATGCTTAAATTAGAGCACACAAAACTACGTGAGATTGTAAACCAGGTTAAAATATGTTTTGATCCAAATGATCATAATACTTTAATTGAGGAAGATTCGGAAACCTTACGATTATATTATGAGTATAAAACTTTAGTCACAGACTGTTTAGAGGTGGAACAGAATGAGAACAATTCAAATTGGATTGTTCGTATGGAAATGAATCCAGAGATGATGTTAGAGAAAAACATTACAATGGATGATGTTAATTTTGCAATTAAACGCGCCTGGCCTGAACAGGTATCATGTGTTTATGACGATTATAATTCTGATAAATTGATATTCAGGATTAGACTGGACACCTCAAAGGTTAAAAAGAAGGGTGCCGATTCATTAGACCAGACAGATGAGATTTATTATCTGCAAAATTTCCAAAGTCAATTGTTGGATAGTTTAATTTTACGAGGGATCAAAAATATATCTAAGGTCGTCCCAAGAAAAATTACAAATAATGTTAAGAAGGTAGGTGGGGAATTTGTTCAAAACGATATATGGGTATTAGACACCGTGGGAACCAATTTGTTAGACTTATTAAGCTTAGATTATATTAATAGTAATAAAACGTTTACAAATGACATTCAGGAGATTCGGAGCGTATTGGGCATTGAAGCTGCACGACAAGCTATTTTCAATGAAATTTCGGATGTTATTGAATTTGATAGCACTTATATTAATTATCACCATTTAAGTCTATTATGTGATCGCATGACCACAAAGGATAAGATGGTCTCAATATTTAGACATGGTATCAATAATGACGACATTGGACCCATTGCCAAGGCTTCGTTTGAGGAAACACCGGAAATGTTTTTAAGAGCAGCGCGGCATGCTGAACTGGACACAATGCGTGGAGTGTCAGCAAATGTAATGTGTGGACAAGAAGGCTATTTTGGTACTAGTTGTTTTCAGGTTGTATTGGATATGGATGAAATGGCAAAACAAGAAGAGGAAATGTGGACGGAAGATAATTACGACCAAACCATAACCGATAGTTTTGGATTGTTAGATAATCCTGATGACCCATGTAGTATTAATAACATTGCAATAGTTAATAACATTGAAGATATCCCAGAATCAAATCTTGGCGATGCGGATAACGATTACGACCCAGGATTTTAATGTAAATAAATATTGTTTTTGGAAATAACGTGATTGCTTTTAATAAAAAGATAATAAACAAATAGATTCATAAAATAAACAAACATATTATGAATCTATTTGTTTATTTTATGAATTTTTTATTTCCCGAAGTGGACATATATCAAATATGTTATGCATTTCCAAATAATAGAAATAGCATAATTAATAGAGATTTTGTATATTATAGTTTCATAAATGTGGTGAATGTCGAATTGAAAATTTACTCAACAAAAAAGAAGTTTACAATTTTAAAAAATGTCTTAGATAACAGTATGATTTGTGTTGTCCGTAAAAATTTCATTTTATATAATTTTTGTAAAGCTCAACAACATTATTGGGCACTGAACAAATTTGCATATGCTTATAAATATAAAAAAACAAAATATTACGACAATGATATGGATTTATATATGAGACCATTATCTAATTACAAGGTAAACACAATTACAACTATTTTACATAACAATATTAAATATAATTTTAAGATTAGCGATTTAATTACTATTATTAACAAATCCCTTTCTAATTCAGCAAACTTTTTTTGTGAGCCTCTACCTATTAAAAATCCATATACTAATGTTAGATTCACTAACGCAATACTTTATTCCATCTATTATATCATAAAAGATAGCAGTTATCTTTTGTCTTTTTTATTTCACCAATACTTTATGGTTGATTTTGATTTATCTGCCTTTGCTTACCAAAATGAAGCCATATTGCGCGATATTTCTATACATGAATTTGTAAGAAACGCTACTTATACACAAAAAAAAAATCATACAGAAAATATGTTACAAAAATATAGAAATATCCTATTATTAAATATACAATTGGATTATCCGTCAGTATATATAATAGATACATTTAAAATATATCTAAAAACCTATTTATTGTCATCTTATTCAATAAATCCCGAACTAAAACTGCGGTCCGAATATAAATTAACCAAGGAACTTGTTCGTTTTGCTCGTTTAAACCCACATTATGGTTCATATGAGTTACAGTTGGGAGAAGCGTGCCGTTCATATAATAACCGGGTTATCACGCATACCCCACCAGTTACCCCTCGTAATTTATCCTCGGATAGAATATATGCGGAAATTTCGGATGCGGATAGTTCTATATCTTCAAATGAAACTGCCAGTGCGTCCTCAGATACTGCTTGGACTGCCACGAGTGAAGAAACAGTTGAGACAACAGCGACGGGTTGGACAACAGTTGAGACAACCGATTCAGATAATGTTTACTATCAACACCTTATGCGCTTTAGAGAGGTTTTAAACGAAATAGACAACTCATCTATTGCCATCATTTAGAACCAATCGTCTTTTTTTCCTTTTTTCAGGAATATATGTAGTAATATAATTCTTAAGATCTAACCCTGCATCGTTTGTGATATTTTCACGTAAATTTATGGTCGTTGATGTATTTGAATTATTAAGCATATTAATAGGAATAAAAATCTTATTCTTTTTTGAGCTAATTATAAGCCTGTATTTAGGTTTCTTATTAGGTAGAATACCAGGTGATTTTATAAAATAGTATGCATCTGGCTTTGTTTTATCAGGGTTAAATATTAAAATGGGAAGGTTTGTTTCCTTTAACATCGTTCCCGAATAAAATACAATTGGGGTTTTAAACCTATTGGACAGCATTAAAATATCAAGGTTTGTTAAGTAATAGGCTTCACTCATTATAAGCACATCTAAACTCACCTTGTTCTTTATAACTTCTTGCATCATTTTAAATTTCCCCTGATTTTTTAAAATCAACAATATGTTTTGTTCCCATTCCTTGTATTTGTTATATTCTAAAACTAATTCCTCTTTTAAATATTGAATGGTGTAATCATTATTTTGGTCATGAATCTTTATAATCGTTAACATAATATTAAAGGTGCATATATCTGGCGTATTTTCAAATTCTAATTCAAAAAAGTGTTTACCAAATTCAGGCTTCCATTTATGCGAAAGGTATTTTTTGTTGGGCGCAGGACAATTGTCTACGGGTGCTTGCAGTGTTTCTTCCTCAACTATTTCCATATTGGCTACATCAACCTCGTCAGAATATTGTTGTGTTTTTAAAGGAATTGCTGTTTCATATGTATTCTGGTGTATATATTTATTTTCATCCCTGGGAACTAAATCCTCAAAATATTTCTGGGTTAATAAAGATTGTAATAAAATTATTTCGTCATCTTTTAAATTATATTTTAGTTCAGAAAAGGTCAGGAAATTCTTTGGTTGAAATATAAATTGATTAATACGATTGTAGCGCAATAACTCATCTGCCATTCTGCCAAAATACATTTTTTCATTATCCATATCATTTATTAGATTTTTTTTGGGAATAACCAATTTGCATTGGGTACCCTGGCTTAACAAACAATATCTTTTAGACTCACAGCCTTCAACAGGCACACAGCTTGCAATGGTTGTTAGTTTTTCTAATATATCTTTATCATAATTTACAAAGACTACATTATCCCGCAACAACTCTTCTAATGCTTTGACACTATTTGTAAGTTTTTCATTATAGGAAAGGTTCTCGTTGGTTATTGTGGACTCAATACTTTCTCTGATGGATTTATATTTATATTTTCCAAATAAAATCCGAACTGTGTTCCGAAATACATTAAAAAAGTTGGTTTCCAACTTTATATTTTTAACATATTTTATACGAGCCATATCATACCCTGTTTCTTTTGTAATCAGGTCGGCTTTGTCATAATCCATATTATCCACACTGGGCAAATCTTCTCCATATGTATCTTGCACTGGTCGTGAAATTGCTACAAATTGATTCGTTTCGGTTAAAATACCCACTATCATTCCATCTTCCAACATTTTAAGCTTGGGCGTAGTGGGCAATTCAGTATCCTGTGCTATTTTACTTAAAAAGTTCAGGGTATTTTCATATGTATCCCATAATTCATCACTGTCCATCCATTTATATCCTGGGGTTAGGTCCATAATAATTGCAGAGGGAGCGATTGGAATAAACCCACGATCCCCCGATTTTTCTATTGTTAACCCGATTACTTGTGAATCATAATTTAATACCTGTTCTTTAATTTCATAACCCTTTTTTAATAAAATACTAACAACGTTAACTAAGAGAACATTCTTCTTAAATTTATAAACACGGGGTAAACTCGCCAACGGAACACACTTGTTATTTAATGATGTGCGGATTAATTCTAAAAAGCTTTTAACATTCGGCAAAATATCCGAACTCCTTAAATTAAACATTCTTGTAACCTGAAATCGGTCAGACTTATCCTCTAATAAATAAATGGGTTCATAATAATCTCCTATTTTAAATAATATTAGCGTTTTCTTATTGTTATCAAAAAATTCGTTTGAATAATGATTCGATGGACACTTTATGCTAATATTGTCGGTTATATCATTATTTGTTGTTTCAATAATTACTAGATTTATACCTTTCGGGAATAATTTTGGATTAGGTTTACAAATAATATCCCATAAATACGTTTCATCTATTTTTATTCTATCATTGTTTAAAAATTTTATGAAATTTTCATAAGATGCCACAATTTGTTTAATATAATTATTATTTTCTTTTCCTTGCTTTTCCCACTCCTGATATATGCGGGAAGTTTTATATTTGTCAATATTTATATTGGATAAAGATTTCGGTTCAAATAAGGTAACCAATTCACCATTGTGATAAGTTAAAAATAGGTCTAGGTTTATAGCCTCTATTATTATTTGTTTCATTTCCTTAATGGATGGTACATTATCGTTACGTGTAACTTCTACAAAAACATCGGCAATTGTTGCTACGAACGATTGGTATTTGTTTAGCTCAACGCCACGCCGAACCATGCAAGGATGGTTTGCCCGTAGCTTTGTATTTGATTTGGTAATATAACACTTTTGGTTATCTGTTTGAAGAAATCTTTGCAAGCTTACGTTTAAATACCCCCACCTATTTGGTTCAAGTGGGAATTTATCGGACCCTTTAATATAATTATTGGTTTCTGATGCCTGTCGCATTAGCGATGGTTGTTCAGGTTCTGTGTCGTTTTTTTGTTCACTCGTTCTTAAACAGCTTTCTTCTGTTTCCTTTTGTTTTTTTGTATTCCAACGTGAAAAACAACATGGCACACATAGCCCATTACTGTTCTTCTTTTTTAAAAACCCAGGGAACAAATATTTATAATTACCGTCCGCATCCCTGTGATATTTTTTTTCATTAAATTCAAAAATGGCGGTTCCCTCAGGAACTTTATTACCAGTATAATCTGTGGGAATAAGTTTACCATATTTTTCTATGTTCTTTACGTCTTCCTCGCTTAAACTAATATTATCTCTTAAACTCCAATATCTGGGACATATATACCAATAATCCTTATTACCTGGTGAATATTCCAATGCTGTTGTATAAGAATCTCTATGATTTTTATCTATATCTTTCTTTTGCTCCTTTGTTATAATAACGGGTTGTCTTCGCAAATTCCATGGACATCCACGTGAATAAGAGGAAATATTGCCTTGACCTTCTGTTTTAAAGATTGCTGGTTGCAATTTTTTTAAACGCTCAGCAAATGGGTTTGGATGAAGAGACATTCCAGCTGGGTCCGCCACTAAATCTGCCGAATCATTGCTAGCAACACTAGGTTTTTTGTTTTCAGGCGTGGGAGTCGGCGTGGGAGTAGGTGTGGGAGTCGGTGTGGGAGTAGGTGTGGGAGTCGCTATTTTTTGTTCTATTATATTGCCAAATTCTATATCACTATCACTATCACTATCACTATCACTATCACTATCACTGTCCCCACCTGAACCCCCATCTACATCATCTTCGTCGTCTTCGTCGTCTTCGTCTTCTTCGTCTTCTTCGTCTTCGTCGTCGTCCTGCATTAAAATACTTAATAAAGCCTTATTGCCTTCAACAGTGCTTTCATCATCACTATCAATAAAAACCAATTCGTTATTAATAATTTCCCTTTTTTGTTGCACCTCTTTGCCCGTATGTTCTAAATCTTCCATACCTTCAATGGTTTTGGTTTTTTTCTTGCATAGTTTGTTAATATCTTCGATAGGAATATTTTTTCTATTTTGTGTTAATTGCAATAATCCCTCTATATAGATGGGAAGGGTTGTTAAATATAAAATATGATTTATGCCAGAAACAGTGATTGATAAAATATTGTTTATTCTGTCTAATTCTAAATGGGTAAGAAACCCAGGATTATTCTTTATTTTCAATTTCTTATTTATCCCTTGCATCAAATCCATAGAATTTGCCAATGAAACTAATCGTTCTTGTGCATCGTGATAAGTCAGTGCGAAGTTGGTTGTTAGCGCATGAACAATAGATTCTCGTTCATAACCCTGATTAATTAATTCAATGATGAGAGCATCCTGGCTGTCCATTTCGTTATAATTTGATACCCGTTTAAATCTCATATTAATATTATTATCTGTAGATTCCACATTAAAAACACTAGTAACACAGTTTATAATTGGGGTTAACACAATTTGTTTTGAAACGGAACTGGCAATTTTGTAATCTAGGGTTATGATTTCAACATAGGGTGCTTTCAGGGTTGTATATTCCTGAATATAATATCCGTTTTGTTCAAGAAAGTCCTTAACAATTTTAATATGTGGATTTATTGTTTCTTGGAATAAAGTATCTATTTCTGATATTTGTTTGGCAACACCAAATTCGGTTGAAATAAATATTGTACCCATTGTATCAATCTCGCATATAATTGGAAAATCATTGGTTTCAATGTAGAGAGTTACACGCTTTAAATTCCCAATTTCTCTCATTATTCTAAAAATAGGTCCTTTTTTAAGATATGGAATCTTTCTGCCAGTCGTTGAAATCTTATTTGCGTACAATCTATAAATCTTTTCTTGTCTTTTTCCTGGATTATACTTAATAAGAGGCACTGTTTTTGATGCATGTATTAATTTAAAAACTATATCTATGGGCATATTGAAAATTGAACTTGGGTGAAGCGCTAAGCTAATTTTTTTGATTCCTTGTTCCTGATATACCATTTTTTCCATTACCTGATTAATATCGTAATAAATATTTACCTGGTCGTTAAGCGTGTTAAAGGCGGCATTACAGCTTTTCTTAGAATTTATCAACAATTGTTGTTGATTTTTTTTTAATTCGGATAAATTGCTTATTTCGTTCACAATTAAGTATGGATAATAAATTTCTAGGACCTTTGTTTCACTCAAGCCGAGCGTGGTCGTGTAAGTTAATACATCTTCAGCTAGACAAACATAAATATAATTATTATTAAATGGACCATTTTTCATTAATAAATCCCGATTTGTTGTTGTAACAATGTCCTCGGCCGCTTGTTGCAAAAATGGGTCTATTAATAACATTGAGAGAGGATCAACTGTATAAGGATATTCTGATTCTACTCCGGTTACTTTTACTCCCAATGGACGATTTATGTTTGAGGGCTGTTCTTCTAAATTAAGCTGTAGAATATCATCAAATGTATAAATATCCTTTTCCTCAATCGTATGAATGTCTATATTATCAAAATTTAACAAAAACTGCACTAACCGGTCTCTTGTTAAATCCAACCGTTCCCCTTGTGTTAACATTTGATAAATATTTTTTGCATCTAATTGCTCTTCATAATTCGCAAATAAATACAGCTCCTCAAAACTCACATTTAAATATTCTATTATCTTTTTCTTTATTGTTTCAATGCTATCGTCTGGATGTATCTGGGATTCCATCAACACAATTTCTATGTTATTTTCTTTTATGTTTGATATTTCTTCTTCATTAAAAAACTTCTCTAAAATACTATCCGTAATTTCTGTCCCAATATCTATTTTCTCTTCAAAACGATAAGGATTAAAAGCAATTAATATTTTTGATATGGTAGACTCTTTTTTTAAAGCTACCTTTATTATTTCTGACATTATATATATACTTTTATAAAAAGTATAACAAAATGGTGTTATATACTTTTATAAAAGTAGAAATATGGATTACAACATTATTGTAGCGGTCTGCTTAAATAATGGCATCGGATACAAAAACCAACTTCCTTGGCCTCATAACTCTGCCGATATGAAACATTTTGCAAAACTTACCAAGGGCACTGGAAATAATGCTATAGTAATGGGAAGAAAAACCTGGGAAAGTTTGCCTTTTTCGCCCCTACCAAAAAGGGACAATATTGTGATGAGTCGTACATTGAAGAAAATTACTGGAGGGTGGGTTTATAATTCTTTAGAAGAGGTTATAAATCATTGTACGGAGAGAAAATATGATAAAGTATGGATTATTGGTGGTTCCGAGATATATAACATTTTTTTAAAAAAAAAAATTATACAAGAAATATATAAAACCATAATACCAGACGAATATGAGTGTGACTGTTTTTTCCCAGAGGTGTCAGAGGATGGGAACCCAAAAATAAAACTTTTTATACCTTTAAATCAAGGGGGAGTTTCTCTCTAGTAGTCAAAGTAGGGGTTATCAGTAATATCCATACCACAATAACGAGCTGGTTTTTTACCATAATCTATAGGATTATACACATTTATTTTTTTGGCAATTTCTAATAAAAATTTGAAATTTGCCCAAAATTCCTCGGTGTGACCGATGCTCTTTGTTGCAATATGAGCTAATTCGTGTGTTGCCACGAAGGTCAGTGTATTTTGATCGATCAACTTGCCTTGATTTCCGCGTTCAGTATCCAAACAAAAAGCTAATTTTTCACCCTTATTCTCGCTGTATGCAGTAAACTCACTAGTTGGAAGGGTTTCGTATATTTTTTTTGGATTATACCCAGACACAAGTCGTTTAACATTGTCACGTTCGGGAAAATGAACTCTACAGTGATTAACCAATTTATACATATTTTGGTTCGTTATTGCTAACTTATCTGCAGCCAACGTTAATTTACTTCTCTCACGAACACAATATTCCTTATTGTCTACGTCAGATGTAATACACTTCAACTGCCAAGTATCAGAATCTTTATATATTTTAAGAGCAAGAAAAACCATAAATATAATTACAATATATCCAATATAATTCACTTTCATATATTCTATGTATTTATATTTTTATAAAAACATAGAAATTCAACTATTTACATACTTAACGAAATTAATTATAACATTTACTGTGGTCCACAACCCACTTCAAGCGGCACTCTCATCAGGTCCGGTTCAATCGTAGAGTTTAACCATGGTGACACTCTCGTTTGGGGGTTCGGCGGCTCAGACCTTACTTGCAGGTTAGCATTTCTTAATGAAGCTCCAACCGTGTCGATTCCGGTAAAATGTCCTGCTTTTAAGAAATTAACATTGTTTACGTCACCCGCGGTCCCTGGGTTAAGCTGAGCCCACTTACTATTAGCGTCTTGCGGTAAAAGATCCGCTGGGTCTGTTACTGGCTGCTTGGAGCAGCTCGGCGGAAGACCGATGCCCGAAGAACTTCCTCCTTGGGCACGAGCAAAAACTTCGTTTTCGCCTAATGGATTGGCAGCTTGGACCGAGGAACTGGAACTGGAAGCTGTGCGTGGTGCAGGCGGTGATGACGTTGAAATTCTAGTTGTGTTCCCTTCAGAGGTCAGTCCTTTTCTTCCTGAATATATATTAACGCCAATAACTAACAGTATAATAGCCAAAAGGGCAATTAAGTGGTGGCTTTTGTAATTCTGTTGTAAACTTTTAAGGAGGTTCATTATATAAAATAAGCAATAAAATATTTTACGGTGAATGATTAATTATTTGCTAAAGAATTACTTAATCCAGCTTCGGATTCTGAATCCGAATCGTTGTCCGAACTATCTATATCTAAATCATCCAACATATATCTGCTTTTTATATTTTTTGCATCTAAAAATGCCTCTATTGCAACCGTCTTTAAATGTTTTGCTTTTTCTCGTGCCGCTCTATATATTTCAATATAGACCTCCTTTGGGTTTTTTAAATTCATTTCTTGATCGGATATATTGTATCCGATATCAACTTCTTCTAAATCTTTCTGTTTTCCTAAATTCTCGTTATCACTATTTGTATTACTGTCCTCGACAACATTATTATCCTCGACAACATTATTATCCTCGATAACATTGTCAGTTTGTTCTAAAGTTTCCTTATCTAAATTAATGGTTGAAGGAATAAATGGTTGGATTTCACTTACTTTTATTTCTGTTTCTGTTCCATTTTCTGTTCCTGTTTCAGTTTCAGTTTCTGTTTCAGTTTCTGTTTCAGTTTCTGTT